CTCCAGAAAGAAGAATATTCTATGTGGATGTTGGTAATCTGCCAAAACAAAAAGCAGAACAATATGTTCGTGAATTAATGAACAAATATAGAAATCGTATGATTTATAACCAGACAACTGGTGAAATTAAAGACGATAGAAATCAAATGGCAATGCTTGAGGATTTCTGGCTACCTAGACGAGAAGGTGGTAGAGGAACTGAAATTACTACCCTGGATGGGGGACAAAATCTTGGTGAATTGACGGATGTTGAATATTTTAAGAAAAAACTATATTTTGCCTTAAATATTCCTCCATCAAGATTGGCCGGAGAAAATGGCTTTAATATGGGAAGATCGGCTGAAATCACGCGAGATGAGGTCAAGTTCTACAAATTTATTGAAAGATTGCGTTACAAGTTCTCCGGTATGTTCTCGCAATTACTAAAAGTTCAGCTAATACTAAAGGGTGTTATAACTGAAGATGATTGGAATTTAATTTATCCCCATATAAACTTCTCTTTTAATCGTGATTCTTATTTCAACGATTTAAAGGATGCTGAAATATTATCATCTAGAATGGAATTGGCCGGACAAATGGAGCCTATGATTGGGCGATATTATTCTAGTAATTATATTCGTAAAAATATTCTAAAGCAAACAGAAGAGGAAATGGAGCTTATCGACAGAGAAATGGCCGTAGATATTGCTAAACGAAAGCAAGAAGAATTAGAACAATTACAATTACAGCAAGCTATGGAAGCTCAAGAATAAAAAATTCTAAATATAAAGGAAAAAATTATGAAAAGCAAAAAAATAATCCAATCAATTTTATCAGAAAACGCAATTGACGCTAAAAAGTTAATTCAGCAGGACTTAACTATAAAACTTGGCGAAAGACTTGCCGAAGAATATGTCCGCGTAGCCAAAAAGACCTTCAATGAACAATACGAAGAAGAGGAAGAAGAATATTCAACCGAAGAAGAAGGTTTAGAGGATGAAGAAGAAGAAGAAGAAGAGGAAGAACCGATGACTGAATCTTCAAAATCTAAATTAGCAGCAATGTATCCCCCAGAAGATAAGATAACAAGAGGAGATATTATCGCAGCTGCTCAAATGAAGAAGAAGAAAAAATGAAATTAATAACAGAAACAGTCGAAGAAATAAAATTTCTTACTGAAAAAACCGATAACGGTGAAAAGCAATATTTCATCGAAGGTATTTTCATGCAAGCTGATCAAAAGAATAAGAATGGAAGAATTTATCCAAGAAATATTCTAATGAATGAAGCTCGTCGTTATGTTACTGAATATGTAAATAAAAATCGTGCTTTGGGCGAACTAAATCATCCATCTGGTCCATCAGTTAATTTGGATCGCGTATCTCATAGAGTTACTTGGCTTAATGAAAGCGGAAGTGACATTTATGGAAAAGCAAAAGTCCTTGATACTCCATGCGGACAAATTGTAAAAAATTTAATGAATGAAGGTGTTAAGCTAGGAGTATCGACTCGCGGCATGGGTTCTTTGGAGAAAAAAGGCGCAGTGAACTATGTAAAAGAAGATTTCATGCTTGCTGCCATCGATATTGTCGCAGATCCATCTGCACCAAATGCTTTCGTTGATGGAATCATGGAAGGTAAGGAATGGGTTTGGGATAATGGTATTCTAAAGGAACAAGATATTGCAGGATATCACAGAAGAATTTCAACATCTTCCAAAAGAAAACTTCAAGAAGAATCCATAAAAGCATTTGCAGATTTTTTAAGGAAAATTAAATGAAGCGTCTAGACTCAAAAGAATTAAAATCTTTAAATGAATGTGCTTACCACACTATGTCCAATGAACAATTGGATGAAAGTATTCTTGGAGCTATTGGCAAGGGATTGTTTAGTGCGGCAAAAGGGACTGGTAAGGCAGCATTAAGATCAACAACTTCTACCGGAAGAGCAGCAACAGCAACTTCTTTAGAAAGAGCGGCGAGGGGAGCTTATATTGGTGGTAGAAAGGCCCTTCGTGACATAAAAGATACAGTAGTAGATATTGCTTCGGCTGGTAAAACGGGAAGACTGGCAACAAAGAGAGCATCTTCTGCTGCTAGGCAAGCGGCAGCAGAAACAGCCAGAGTATCTAAAGTCACAAGAGATGTGCAAGATGCAATAGCAGTTGGTCGCAGGGGACAAATGACAGCAGCAGATGCTCTAAGAGTTCAAAAAGCAGAAGATCTTTTAGCCGCAGGCCGTGTAGACGATGCATCCGATCTTTTGATGGGTGGGGGGCAACAAGTAATCTCTGGTTCAGGTGGTGGGGCCGCTCGTTCCGGTGCTAGTACTGCTCTTGCTGCTGGAGCAGGAACTGCTGCTGGCGCATATGCTGGAAGAAAAGATGGTTTCCTTTCCTCAAATTTTAGCGAAATAGAAAAAGCAGCTCAACAAGGAGCATCAGAAAATATTTTTGGTGATCTAAGAACTACTTTAGGCTTGCAAGGAAAAGCAACCGGATCAAGAATAAATGTACAAAATAGACTCAGAGGAATAAGATAAATACTAAATAAAACGGAGAATATAATGTTACCACAAAATACACAATCGGACGAACAGGATATCCTTGGAGGTGGTGCGTTTGATACCACTGGCAAGGGAGTAGTTTTAAACAAGCCAGTAGGCGAATATTACGCACAAAATGCCGCCTCAATCAGGACACCACGAATGGGAGGACCAATGCAGATGCCAGGTTCTCCTATGGGAACTGAAGATGAAATGGACGAAGAACCAATGGATGATGATCAAATGGAAGCAGAATCGGAAGAGGCTCTAAAAGAGCATCTTGCTGCTTTATTTGCCAATTCAAATCTCTCAGAAGACTTTGTTGAAAGAGCAAAGACAATTTTTGTCGCTGCCGTAAATCAAAAATTAAATGAAAGATCATATAAACTTCAGGAAGCATATCAGAGAAGATATTCAAACGCATTAGCCTCAACTGTTTCAGAACTAACCGAAAAGGTTGATGATTATCTAACCTATGTCGTTGAAGAATGGGTAAATGAAAATCGCCTACAAGTCGAAAGAGGAGTTAAAGTTGAATTGGCAGAGAATTTTATCTTTGGCCTAAAGAAACTCTTTGAAACTAATTTCATTGATGTTCCTGATGAAAAATATGATGTTCTAGATGAACTTTATACTCAAATCGACACTCAGAAAGAACATCTAAACAAGAGCATTCATGAAAATGTTTCTCTTCGCAAGAAGCTTATAGACACTGCTGCTATAGCAGTTTTTGCAGAAGAAACTGCTGGTTTGGCTGCAACTCAGGTCGATAGATTAGCAAATCTAGCCGAAGGAGTTGAATTTGATACCGCAGATGAATTCCGCAGAAAACTAAGAGTCATCAAGGAAAGCTTCCTTGCTCGTCCAGCACAAATTCAACCACAAGTTCAACCAAGATCACTACCAAGAATCCAATCTGTAAATCGCGCTATTGACATTCTTGAAACATCAACAGTACCTGAAACACTAACTGAAAGTACTGTTAATGCGTATGCAAATGCGATTAGTAGACACCTTAAGAACAGATAAATTATAAATAAAAATACACAGGAGATAACATGTTCGAAGATACAACACCATACGATATTTTAACTGAGAAGTGGGAGCCAGTTTTAAGCCACAGCGCACTCCCTGCAATTGAAGATAGCTACAAAGCTAAAGTCACCGCAGTTCTTCTTGAGAACCAAGAGTCTGCAATGCGTCAGCAAAGACTTGTTGAAGACAACACCCTAGGTGGACCAATCAGCAATGTTTTAGGTGGCCCATCAACCAACATCGCTGGTTACGATCCAATCCTAATCAGCCTTGTTCGTCGTGCAATGCCAAACCTCATTGCTTATGACATCTGCGGCGTTCAGCCCATGACCGCTCCAACCGGACTCATCTTCGCAATGCGTCCCAAGTACGATCCAACTGGTGGTCCTCGCGCAGAAGCCATGTACCAGGAACCATTCGTACCATTCGGCGGTTCAGGTGGTACTGCTGGTAAATTCACCGCAGGTGCATCATATACCAACTACTTTGGTGGTTCTGCCGATTACGGTCTAACCCTATTCGCTGGTACTACTGGTTCAACAAGAGGATCAGTCTATGGAGATGACTTTAAGGGACTACTTGTCGGTGATGCTGAAAACCTTGGTGGAACTAAGCCTTTCCAGGAAATGGCATTCACCATTGACAAGGTTGCTGTTCAGGCTAAGACTCGTGCTCTAAAGGCCGACTACACCACTGAACTCGCTCAGGACCTCAAGGCTGTTCACGGACTTGATGCTGAAACCGAACTCGCCAACATTCTCAGCACTGAAATTCTTGCTGAAATCAACCGCGAAGTCGTTCGTGGCATCTACCATGTTGCCAAGCTAGGTGCAAAGCAAGGCGATCTATCTTCAACCACATTCGGTGGTGGTGCATATGACCTACTAGTTGACTCAGATGGTCGTTGGTCAGCTGAACGCTTCCGTGGCCTCATGTTCCAGATCGAACGCGAAGCTAATGCAATCGCCAAGGAAACTCGTCGTGGTAAGGGTAACTTCATCATCTGCTCGTCAGATGTTGCTTCAGCCCTCGCAATGGGTGGATTCCTCAACATCAGCCCTGCTCTAAATCAGCAGCTTGAAGTTGATGACACTGGTAACACCTTCGCTGGTGTACTAAACGGCAAGATGCGCGTTTACATCGATCCCTATGTTCAGTCTGGCGTAGACTTCGTTTGCGTAGGATACCGTGGTTCAAGCCCATACGATGCTGGCTTGTTCTACTGCCCCTATGTCCCACTCCAGATGGTTCGTGCAGTAGATCCTGACACCTTCCAGCCCAAGATTGGATTCAAGACCCGCTACGGCATGGTTGCCAATCCATTCGTTCTCAAGGATGGAACTCCAGATGGCGAATCACTAACCGCCAATCTAAATCAGTACTACAGAATTTTCCGTGTAGTAAATCTTCACGGCAACTCAGCCTGATACTGAGTAAAACCTGACACTTCGGAGACAGGAGCCAGAAATGGCTCCTGTTTTCTTTTCTACATACTTCATGGCAAATACACCAATTAATACTCTTGGAATTAATTACTTTCATTTTGAAATGCAAAGAATTCCAACTGTTATTTACAATTGCACTGAAGTTAATCTTCCAAATTTGACTATGGCTGCTGTTGAGCAACCAACCACACTAGGTATTCCAGTAAAAAGACCAATTGGAAAATATAATTTTGAAGATTTAACAATAACTTTCATGGTAGATGAAAATTTAGTTAATTGGCTTGAAATTTATAGATGGATGAGAGCACTAGGAAATATAGATG